CATGAAGGTTGAACCGCTTCACGATGTCAATCCCCTGCCTTACCGAATCGGGTCCCTTGGATGCGGGCTTGATATTGAATCCGAGGCGATAGATTTCCTCGATGGACTTCGGTTCTGCCGAATCCGCCACAATCTCCCAAGCCCTTGTGATGCCGAACTCCTTCAGCCTTGTGGCGATATCCGAGTTGGTCAGCCCCCTGTGATATAGCAGTTCGTGGATAAACAAGTCGTCCCCCCTGCGGTAAACGGCGACCAAGGCCGTCGGGTCCGTGCTGAACCCCCAGTCAAGGCCGTAGGCGACGAATTTCATCGTGCTTGGGTCAATCCCTTCAACCACCGTGTAGTCCCCGTATATCGCCCCTTGGAGCGTCCCGACTTGACCGAGGCCGTACACCTTCCACCAGTTCGCCCAGTAGGCGGAGGTTTCGGCTTTGACCTTGGCCTTCTCAATCTCCCGAACGATGGAAGCATCAAGGGCTTCGTTGTCCTTGTAGGTTACCAGCAGGAACTCGGAATCCTTATCGTGCATGACTTCGGTATGCGCCCAAAACTCCTGCACGGGGTTGTAGTCAATGTAGATGGCCTGCCGTGTACGGATGGCGAGTTGGTGATATGCCTCCCATCCGATATTGTTGGCCTCGTTCACGAACAGAACATCACGCCTTGCCCCCCGCATCTTGTCGCTTTGGTCTGCGCTAAAAAACTCAATATAAGACCCGTGGGGGAACTCATATCGGAGCAGGGTGCGGTTGTATAGTTCCTCTTGGTAAAGTCCCGTAGAACGCAGCATTTTAAGAAAATCCTTCAAAGCACCACGCCGCAGGTGTGGGATGGACTCGGACACAACCGAAATCTCAAACGGGCCTTGCTTCTCATCCGCTGCAAAGGAATAGAGCAGGGACAAAATGGCAAATGTTTTCCCCGCCGATGAGCCGCCTTGTACTATTCGGACCCGCTTGCGGAATCCATTAATCTTGACTGCTGTCGTGGTCGGTGTCAACTTGCAACTTTACGCCCTGCCAAATCGGTTGTGGGGTTATTGATGCGGCCACCTCCTGCTTGGGCTGACCATAGACCCGTGAAAGCAGGGTTTCCAACGAGTAGAGCGTCCCCTTCTCCAGCGACTTCTTCATGGCTCCTGCTACGGTCTTTTCAAGGATGGTGGCCTTGGGGTCCTTGTAAACCTCGGCCAGTTCCTCCAGCGTCATGGACATCATGGCTTGGAGGGTGTCGTTGATTTCCGAGCGGGTGTACCCCTGCGATGCCAGCAGGCTGACAAACTTGCGAGGGCGACCGTTGGGGTTGCCTGACTGCCCTTTTTCAAACGGCTTGTTATTTGGTATCGGATTACTCACGGCTGTTATTCGGCTGTTTTGTATGGCAAACCGTTCCTCTTGACCTCCAAGGTCGGGTCAAGTTTAAGCATCCTGTCCACGATGACTTGGCAGTACTTCGGGTCAAGTTCCATGCCGTAGCACTTGCGGTTGAGTTGGTGGGCTACTATATGTGTTGTTCCGCTTCCACTAAATGGCTCATAAAATAAATCACCACTATTGAAAGAAAGTCTATTAAAAAACCATTCCCATAATTTAATTGGCTTTGGACAAGGATGGTCAATGTCTTTGGCATTTGCTGGAGTATTCATATCAATAGCGTCTGGTCTTGCTCCTTTACCTTGTGCTAATGAAGGGTCTTTACCATAGCATAAAAAAGGCTGCCAACAATTAAAACCCCACGACGAACGCAATTGGCCTCCTCCATAAAACCAAGACATCACCCAATTTGGCTCGGGATATATCCATTGTCTTGTAACTCCTGGCGAAAAAACAACAAATTTTGAATACTGTATTGCTAATGGCAACCATAATACTGCCATTGTTTTTACATTTTCTAATGTATCTTCAAAAACTGAATAATCATTTTTACCACTTTTCTTTTTCTCTCCTAATCCATAAGGTGGGTCTGTCAAACAACAATCAGCCTTCTGCCCATCCATCAACTTCGCAACGGCATCGCTATCCGTTGAATCCCCACAAAGCAAACGATGCGGACCAATTTCGAACAGGTCGCCCAGCACGATGTCGGTCTTTAATTCGTCAGGCATCTCGTAGTCATCTTCCTCCGCTCCCAATTCTTTCGGGTCATCAAAGGCGGGAATGTCAAGCCCCCAATCATCTAACTGCTCGGCATCCCATTCGTTGGCCAGCATCTCCCAATCCCACTCCCCGAATCCCACATTGTCTTTGATAATGAACTGCCGCTGCTTGTCCTCGTCCCAATCTACAATCTCAACGGGGGCTTCCTTCCATCCTGCTTCCTTCATCGCTTTGAGCCGCATATTCCCCCCAAGCACAACCATGTCTTGATTCACGACTACGGGCCGAACCTTGGCCATTTCGGGAAGGTCTTTGAGGGATTGAACCAACTTAAAGAACTTGTCGTCCTTGATGGTTCGGGGGTTGTTCGGGTTGGCTTTGATTTTGCCGATGGGCAGGTTCTGCATCAGTATTCTATTTTGTCAATCAGTTCGTCAATCTTGTCTACAATCTTCATCTTCACCGCAAAGGCGTTGGGCGAGTTAGATTCCTCCACCGCTCCAATGCAGTCGCAAAGGGTCGTGATGACCATCATCAGCGATTCAGTCCGAGCCTGCCGCTGCGCTTCGGGGTCAACCTTCGTTGAGTTCGCCAAGTTCCCGTAGTTTATTTCGTGACCACCCAAGGGCCGCTTTGCCTCCCCATAGGAGGTAACTGATGTAACCGCAGTCGCTGGTGGAATCTGCGTTGTCGTAGTAGGTTTCAGCCCGTGAAAGGTAGGAGTGCATCCGCTTAATCGTGGAAAGCGATACCCCCTCACCGTTGGCCAACTGCTGCGCTCGGACCTTACCAGTTTGGGTTGCGCACTTGTTCCCGTTCCTCTCGTTGAGTTCAATCCCCCGCTTGGCGTTATTGCGCACACCTTCGCCATAGTCGGCGTAGGATTGAAACTGGTCACGGGTTGGGGTTGTTAAGGGCATGGGTAACGGTGTGGTGGTTGGCTTCAATGAACTGGTCCGCCTGTTCGTAAATGTAGGATAGGGCCGATTTTACGCAGTCAGCGCACCACCAATTCGTGTTGGGTCTGCCATGGGCAACGAGGATGGTCTGCAAGTCATGGACCGCTTCGGGGGAGAGCCGCATGAACAGGGCGGCTTGATATTGGTCCCAATAATGGCGGTGCTTTTGGGCCGTGAGGTATTCCGCTTGGGTCATCGGTTCGTGACTTGGAGGATGACAACGGTTAACCCCGCCGATGCGAGGCCGTAAACGGGAGCGAGGACCCATCCGCAGGTGGGCACGGTCAGGGTCACCGCCACCCAAAAAGTGAGGCAGGTGACGCAGGAGAACGGCTTGTGACGGGCGAACCAGGTCTTGTACCAAACCTGCGGGAGGACATGGTACTCCGCAATAGCAAGGGCGGTCAGCGAACTAATCAGCAGGGGAAATATCAGCGTGTCCATGGGATTGAATGGCGGCCTTGATTTTGGCCTTGGCTTGGTCGATTGAGTAAATGATGGAGCGGTACGGGATGCCCGTGTCACGGGACAACTTCTTCATGTTCCCTGTTCGCAGATGGAGGCGCAGCAGTTCCTTGTCATACGGGAACGCCCCATCCTTGGCCCAAGTGTCCATCTCGGCTTCGGCAATGGCCCACAGGTCGTCCATGAGGGAATCGTACTCGGATTGGGGGATAGGCGAATCGGGGTCCAGTTCCTCCAGCAAATCGTGGTGGCGGTACTTTTGGGCGAATTGGTTGTTCTTGCCTCGGTAAAGGTTCAGCAGCAGGCGGACCACATAGAACTTGAAATACCCCTGCCCTTGGATTTGCAGAATCTTGGCGGGGTCTTTCTCCAGTAGAATCAGCACGCACTCCTGTTCCAAATCTCGCCAAAGCGGGTCGCCCCCCGTGATGGTGAGGCAGGCTTTGCGGATTTCGCCCGTGCGGTAGAGGTCCAGTATCGTTTGTTCTGCGGATGCCATGCACAAAGATTGCAAAAAAAAGGGGTCAGCGGTTAGGCCGACCCTGTCCGAATCTCACGGATTTGCCGATTATCGTAGGCTCACCGACGACCTAAGGCGCACTTAGTCAGAGGTGTAGGGGTGATTACCTGTTTGCAAATTCTGCCTTGTTATGTGCAAAACTTGTGTACGAAGGAATTTGAGTTGAGGTGTAGAGCGGGAATCCTGCACATGGGTGACAAGGTTGTGAATGATAGTGGCATGGTCCCGATTGAGTTCTATGGCGATGTTCTTGTAGGTAAACAGGAACTCCGAGTAGGCGATGTCTGCAATGATGCTCCTTGCGATTACCAACGGCCGAAGCCTGCTTTTGGAATAAATATTCTCAATCGGAATCCCAAGGACTTCGCTGGTTGCCTCGGCAATGACCCGAATGATATGCAGGTTGCTGGGGCGTTTCTTGGTTGGAACTCGCAGGTCGTTTGCAAGGCAGTAGGTCCGAATGATATCGGGCAGTTCGTTCATAAATGCCTCGCCGTACTTGGCGGCATAGCGTTCTAATTTGGTCTGCATGGCTTAAACAATTTCGGGAATAGGCATCCAATAGTTGACTTCGCTAGTAAACCAAGCATGATTCTCGGAGTGCCACTTACCAGTGTACGCATCACGCCAAGCAACGATTTGCAGTCCTTCAATATCGGTAATTAGGACGGGTTCGTCAAATTCGGGCATTTGGTCTTGGGGTCTTATCCAGGGCATGGCTTAGGCGTTTTTGGCTTGAAGGATGCGACCGAGCAAAGTCCAGTTCACGGACCACGGCTTGATGGTTTCGGAGCGGTCGGGGCGGGAGCAGTTCACGCACTCCTTGCGGATGTGGATTTGCCAGCGGCGGAAATCGGTGGGGGTTGGTTTCATGGG